TAATTTTCGAGCAAGTTGTTGTTCGCTAGGGCTTAGTTCAATCCTACGATCATTTTGATTGCGTCCACTTCCAGTTGTGCGCGATCCAGAAACGACTGTTTGGACGGGTCTGCCGTTTCCCGCGAGTTTTTTTCCGCTAAATTTATGAGGCAATTCTGCGCGGATTCTTCTGTCAAGTTCAGAATAGTATTCATCAGATTCCAAGTCAACGCCGCTATTTGCCAGTTCTTGATGAACTGCAAAGGCAACATTGGTCATTACTTGGTCTCTTCCGAACCATTCATTCTTGGACGCCCACGTCTGGGCTTTTTCCGAAGGTTCCTGATAAACAGGCTCTTCGACATATTGAGGTTGTTGAGCAACCTGTTGTGCCATGTAGGCTTCGTATTGCGCTTGGTCTTGAACCCACTTGGCATAGTCTTTTTTGTACTGTTCAAGCTCTTGCTTGTACTTGTTTAGAGAACTCCTATCAGCTTCACTCCTTGCAAGTAACTGTTGAGCCTCAACCATAGCCTCCTGATCGCCAGATTCAAATGCTCGAGACAACTGTCTTTTTGCAGCTTCAGCTTGAGCATTGATGCGATTTTGGAACTCAACAGAATAGCTTTCCTGCATTTGCAGGTTCTGTTCTGCTGATTGCCTACTGGCGCTTTTTAGTTGGTTAGATATCCTCTCATTTTCTTCTTGCAATTGCTTTGCGTATTGAAGAGCTTGAAGTTCTCGACGCTGATAGTCTTTAGCTTGCTTGACTGCTTTGTTAATTCGTTCTTGCGCTGTTCGAGTTCGACGTTCAATCTCGTCTTCCTCGTAATCAACCTCGTTACCTTGAAATTCTTCTTGAACTTCATCTTCGGTAACAGGATTGATTTCTTCGTATTCTTCTTCGCTTAATTCAACATACGTCGATTCATCGCTAGGATCGTCAGAAGACATTCTTTTATCTTCTGGGATCGCAGCACTCTGAATGTAATCTTCGTTGTCGAGGTTAGCGAGGGCTTCGCTTAAAGTTTCTTCTGACATGTTTCACCTCACAAAGACTTAATATCATCAGGATCAAGGATGGTGCCAATGACTTCATCATCATTGATAATCCTTACCTCTTCATCGTCTTCTAAAGCAAAACGGGCGCCCGCGTATCTACCAATTAGCACCCATTGCCCCTCTTTGCACCAAGCTTCTCCGCCAAATTTGTCGTAGTCTTGGTAAGCAAGTGGGCCTAGCTTTAAGACATAAGCAACCACGGTAGCGAGACCTTCTCGATCTATGGTTGATTTAGTCAAGACAATGCCGCCGTCAGTTACACCTTTCCCCTTGTATGGCAGCACAAGCAGGCGCCATCCTGTCGGGTTAGGCATTCGTTCCAGCAAGCTTTTGTCTAAAAGCGTGGGGTCTAAAACGCGTTCTTCTGGTTTGGTGTATGCATCCGTAATGGACGTAGTTTTTGCGACAGTATCTGTTGCCAGATTACTCATCGGGGTCTCCTTCAAATTGCAACGCTTCTCTGAGTTCATCGCGAAGGGTGCGAAGCATTGATAACTCACCCATCACAAACTTGTAATCCTCCATTGTTTTAACGTTATTGTAACTAACGTAGTCTTTTCGGTTTTCTTCAAGCTCTCTAATTTTTTTATGGATATAGCTAGCTAAGGCGACTGAATCCATAATTAATAAACACCATCAGAGGGGTCTCTAGACGGACCACCGGGTCTTGGCTCTTCTTCCTCCTCTTGCTCTGCATACATCCCTCTAGAGCCTCCTAGACCGGCGTAGGGGGCTAGTGGCGCCATAGGCATAGGTTGCCCATACCCCCCGAACTGCGTCTGCGGTACGGCAATTGTGGGCGTCTGGTAGACAGGATTGGCATAGCTTTGTCCCGGCATTCTCTGGTAGAAGTTAGGTCGCGCTTTATCTACGTCTTTTTCGTAATCTTCTCTAACGCTTGGATCATACGTTTGACCCAATAGATTGCGAGGTACAAATGTTTCTCGTAACCCTTTGAGCGGATCCATGTTGATAAAGGTTGGAGGCGTAGGCGCTTTAGGCTCTTCTTTTTTGTCTTCGTCCTTTTTGCCTTCTGGCGGCGTAGGCTCTTTAGGCGCAGGCCCAGGGGTGGGCGTAGGCGCAGGCTGAGATTGTTGCTTGCTGTACTGATCCCAAGACTTTTTAAATGAATCTGTAGCTTGAGACCCCGACATGCTTATTGGTACTTTTTGCCCACCACCCCAAGCAAAGTTTTGTGAAAACCCATGATAAGTATCAGTTTCTGGATCATATCTAGTGTAAACAGTATATGGAGCATCATATATTCCTTCCGTGTTTACGCTTACGCCTTCAGAACCAACGTCATAAGTAGTGGGAGGAAGTTTGCCTACAAAAAGCCCGGGATCAGGATCTGTTACAGGAGCCGTTGGCTCAGTGGGAGCTGTTGGAGGCGTAGGCGCAACAGGGCCAACCGTCCCGCGTGACGTAATATCATCGGGTGGAGGAGGCGTTGTGGGAACAGGAATAAATTCTTTTGTATCTTCTGGAGGCGTAGGCGCAGTCGGCGCAGCCCCCGGATCAGAAGCAGGCGGAAGCGTGTAATCTTGGTATTTACCCACTTCACCAATCGCAGAAAGCAAACTTTTACCATCGCTTCGACTAAACGTTTTAAGTAATGTGTCTTTGCTTACTTGTGCTCCAGATCCAAACTGGTTTTCCAAAAGATCTTTCAAGACTTGTTCGTCCTGAGTTGGATCAAGGCCAAGGCTTCCCATCAAAGCTTTTACATAACTTACTTGTTTAGGTTCAAAGTTATCGTAAGAAAAGTCTTTTGAAGCACCTCCTAGTTGATCATCTTGTGTCGGAAAACCGCCCGGCGCAGGATCAACCCTTTGAATAGGTCCAATCGGCCCTTGTGGTGTTGGCGGAGGCGGTGCTTTTGGCGGCGGTTGTGGAACCGTAGGCGCTGGGACAAAAACCTTTTCATCAGGCGGAGGCAAAGATGGCTCTGCGTCAATGACTCTGCTAGCGGGAGATTTAGGCGAACCAGGTGGACGCGGAAGACGAGGCGCCGTAGTTGGACTTGGAGCTTTTGGCGCTTCAGGCATTTTCATTGGGCCTGAAGGAATCTTGCTTAAATCAACATTTGGCAGTTGTATTTGACCAGCGCCGGGGATATTAATAGGCCCAACTGTTCCACGTGAAACAATATCTTCTGGTGGGGGTGGAGTTGTAGGTACAGGAATAAATTCTTTTGTATCTTGCGGAGCCTTATCTACACCCGGACTTCGAACTGGCGTTCTTGCATTCTTTGCATCACGCATGGCCGCAGCACGTCGAGCGTCTTCCCTTTGCTTTGCAGCTTCTTCTGCGGCTTTCTTTTCAGCCGCTTCTTTCGCTGCACGCGCCCTTTCTGCTGCCGCTTTCTTTTCTTCACGAACAGCAATAGCACGTCTGTTTGCGGCAGCTTTCTTTTCTTCTGCCGCCTTCTTATCTGCGGCTTCTTTTGCAGCTTTAGCCTCTGCAGCTTTCTTCGCAGCAGCTTCTTCAGCCGCTTTTTTTGCAGCGGCTTCTCTCTGCATCCTTGCAGAAACTTCACGAGCTCTTTTTATTTCCGCTTCTTCAGCCGCCTTTTTTGCAGCCGCAGCCCTAGCCGCTGCAGCCTCTCTCGCGGCTTTTGCCTCTGCCGCCCTCTTAGCTTCTGCTTCTCTTGCTGCTTTTGCTTCTGCAGCCTTCTTCTCTTCCGCAGCTTTCTTGGCTGCTGCTTCTTTCGCGGCGGCTGCTTCTCTTGCTTTCTTTGCAGCGGCTTCTTTCTCTGCACGAGCCGCAATAACGCGACCTCCTGCGGGAGGCTTCTTTTCTGGTGTTTTAGGCAAAGGCGCAGCCGGTTCTTTTCTTCCAACCGTTCTTTTTACAGGTTGAGTTTTAGCGGGTATAACTTGCGTACCGCGTTTAGGCGCAACCTTTGGCGCAACCGTTACTGTTTTCTTTTCAACAGAAGAAGGTCTTCGAATAGCCATACGTCACCAATTAATATCCGCCAAACATTCCACCGTAACCACCGCCCATACCACCACCGTAGCCACCGCCATATCCGCCGCCATATCCGCCGCCCATATTACCGCCCATACCACCACCGTAGCCACCACCCATTCCTCCACCCATCGTTGGAAACTGCGGATAAGGCATTCTAGGCTGCGGCATTGGGTATCGAGGTTGCGGCATTGGATAACCACCACCAAATCCCCCGCCCATGCCGTAGTTCTGAGGCATCATCGGTTGGGCAAAAGGCCCACTGAATTGCATGCCGGGGAAACGATTACCGTAACCCATGTTGGGAGGAGAAGGCATTCCGAAACCACCGCCATAGCCTCCACCCATTCCGCCACCATAGCCTCCTCCAAAACCGCCACCATAAGGCGGGGGCATCATTCCGCCACCGTAACCACCGCCATATTGCGGTTGGGGGCTAGGCATTGGTTGCTGCCTACCGCGCATACTGCCGCCAAAAGGCGAGCCAAACCCACCGCCTTGTCCGCCGGTATACATACCGCCTGGGTTAATGCCACGGTTGTAGCCGCCTTGCGAAGGAAACGGAGAATAGCCAGTATTTTCTCGACCCTGCGTTCTCATTTGCATTTGACGTTGTAGACTGTCTGCCCCAGCTTCCATGCGAGATACAGGATCTGGGTTCCCGCCAAATTGAATACCTTGAATTCTTTGCAGATCACCGCCCGGTCCAGCAGTGCCTAGAGGATTTCTTTCACCTCCGCCACCGCCGAGGGTTCCCATCATAACGCGCTGGTCTTGCGGCCCTTGATACGGCGCAGGACCGCCTATTGGCGGAGAACGCCTAGCGTTATCAAAAATTCCACGGTTAAACATGTCGCGTAGTTTATCGAAAGGACTAGATGAATTTTGAGGCGTTTGTGGCCTATAAGTTGGAGGGCTATTAGGGTTTATGCCTAAAGAATCTAAACTTAAATTAAGTTGTTTTTGTCGCCTTTCATCTAGTAATTTGTTCATGTAATCGCCACTAGCTTGGCGCCTTTCTTGAGATCCATAGGGCAGATCTGATTTAAACCCAGACATATCTATGGCAGTACCGCCATACTCTGCTGAATTAGAAGCATCATATATTGCTTGTATTTGAGGCTGAGTTAGCTGCTGGCCATATTTTTTCTGATACTCCATCGCCAATCTGTCAACGACACTGCTTCCAGTTTGGTCTCCGGCATCAGTCATGAATATGACAGTCATTAGAATACTCCTGAGAACTTAGTGCCCCGGACTGCAGCTTTACCTCCACGTGACTTACCTTTGCCCATTCCAGGATCAGGCTTTGCAGACGCAGATACATTCTCAATAGACGCGTACTTCACACGGCCTTGGTCCTTGACAGTGAATCCGCCTTTATCAACTTTAGGATCCTTCATGACTATCTCCCAAAAATATTTTTTGTAATTTTGTCAGCAGCGTTGGTCATTTGTACAGCCTGTTGTGCTCGAATACGATCTTGGGCTGTTTGATCGCGCATTTCTGCGACCGCCATCTGAGCTTCAATACGATCTTCAGTCAACTCAGTTTGTTGCCGTAGCTTTTCTTTATCAAGATCAAGACGCTCTTGACCCTCAACTCGCTTACGCTCAATGTCTGACGCCTTGATATCCAACTCTTCACGGCGTAGCTCAACCAGCGGATCTTCGTCCTGACCACTGCCAAACGAAGGTGCAAGCTGCTCAATCAACTGAGCACTGATCTGTGCGACCTTACGCTCCATCACCGCTTGCATTTGCATTTGCATCGGATTCGGTGGTTGCCCCGGTTGCGGAGGCGGCATCATCTGCATCTGTTGGTTTATCTGCATGATCTCAGGATCTTGCTGTGCCTGATTACGCGCCAGCATATCAATATGAGCGTAGACATGCGACTGAATCATGGCCTGAACTTGCGGATTAGTCTTCACAAGCGCAGTGTTATACATGCTCATGTGCGACTCAATGTGCGCTTCATGGTCTTGATCAGGGAAAGGTTGTGCCGGTTGCATCATTGCAAAACCGCTGTTCTCCATAGCAGGCGCAGTCGGTTGCGGCTGTGGAGGCGGCGGAGGAGGTGGCAAAATCTGATCTACCTGCTGAACACCCATTGCTTCGTACATACGCTTATAGGCGTTGTACATGCCCATCGGACCATGGATTTCAGGATTCGACTGGACCATCTGCATCATTTCTTGGGCCAGCATCACACGCTGACTCATAGAAAAGATATTGGGATCACTGACCGGAATCACATCAATCCGATCATCAAAGTCGCTTTGTTTCAGTTGTTGATTGCCGTTCGCAATCATGTACGGATAAACCGGCGGCAACGTGTCTTTAAACAACTTCGCGAGCAGATTGAACTCAATACGCTGCGAATAGTGCAATCGCTTATGGATCGCGCTCATCACCTGCGTACCGCGTTCAAGCAGGGCAATCGTCGTACCTACAGGCGCTTCTTGATTACCATCGCCTACTTGGAGGCTGGTGATCGAGGCAAATCGCTGGCCTGATTCAACCAACATACCCAATAACTGCAGAAGCGTACCGCTTGGCTCCTTAAATGGCAGCGGCATCAAAGCTTCACGTAGCGATCCGCCTGGTGCATCAATGTCCCTAAACTCACCGGGCTGAAGCGGCGTATCGTTATCTCGAATACGAATGCCCCGTGCCTTAAAGCCTGCAGGCAAATTGGCCAACGTACCCGCATCAATCAACTGACGCAGAATGGAGGTTGCCCCACGGGACAAACCTCCGATCATATGCGTTAGACCAAAGCCGTAAAAACCGACGCCAGGTAAGAACTTGTAATGAACAAAGTGATCAATACGATCCCTTCGACTATCCGCTGGGTCATAGTTTCTACGAATTGAAAGAATCGTTGACTGGCGGGGGAGGATAGTGACGATGTAGGGGAGCTTGATCCCCGTTTCTTCGCCTGCATCATCAAGGTCTTCGTATCCTGGGATGTCAAGATCGACATGCATCTCCAGAACTTCGCATTCATCACTTCTGCCACCAGATGGCTTAACGCCTTGTAACTCATCGATCTCCTCCTGAATATCTCCAGTGTATTCGTCAGAATCGTCAGAACTGTTAGACAGCGAGGTCTTCTTGTAAAAACCCGCTTGTTGCAGCTTGCGGATGTCATTCATGCTCATATCAACGACATGAGTAATCCGCGCAGCACTATCTAAACTGGTAGCGCCATAGTTAACGACCAAGTTCTCAGCAGGAATAAAGCGAGAAACGGGTCGGTCTAATGATTGGTCAAAGTGAACCTTACGGAAGGCGCTACCGGAAAGGGGTAGATAAAACAGCAATTGGTCTGTTTCAGGGTCATACTCCTTCATGACCTGCGTAATCTGGTAGTTCATGAACTCCTGAACACGCGCTGCCTGAAGGTCGGTCTCGGGTGTCGCAAAGCCAACCACCTGCGTTTTAACAGGCCCGCCGGGAGGCAACATTTCTTTGTAAGCTTGCGCCTGAAACTGAGTCACCGACTCAGCGAGCAGAGGATGCACAATACCAGAAGCGCCCTCAAACGGCTCGCTTCGCTCCTCAAACTTCATGCCGAGAAACTCAAGGCCGTCGCGGTATTGCTGCTCCCACTCCTTGCGCGAAGACTTGTCGCTTTGGAAGTCGGCCATACACTCGCTGTAGATCCGACCCAAGTCTTTCTTGTCAAGAACTTCTGCGAGGTTCTCGTAGAAATCCTCTTCCGCCCCCATTCCCATGCCCATTCCCATACCCATACCGGGCATCGGCATCGGCGGAGCACCAATCAGCATGGTTCCGTCTTCTAGGGTTTCAAACTCATCGTCATCACCCAGGCCAGAAAACATATCATCAATTTCAGTCTCGACATCGACTTCGATTTCTTTGGAATTGTCCTCAATTCCAAGCTCTTCAATGTCAAGTTCATCAACGCCGCGTTCAATCGCCATGGGCTATCCCCACTTACTTTCCCACTTGGTCTTTTTGACCAAGCCGCCTTTCTTCATCTTCTCAGGCTCTTTCTTCTTGCGCTTCATGCGCTCTCTACTAAAAGCCTTGAGCGGTATCTTCTCATGCGACCAATACCACTGGCCATCGACTTCGACATAGTCGAAGTCGATGGCCAGTGG